ATATGACAGCAAAGGATATGGCATACGATATCGAAACGAAAGCCAACAAAGAGGAGTTCATGGAAGATGTGCCAGATACGGTAGAAGCTGAAACAATTGAACCGGAAGTTGTAAACGCGGAAAGCATTCCAAAAGAAGTTCCGGAGTTTATGGAGGACTAAAAGCAATTGATACCGTGAGCGATCCAAACATCGATGGAGAATGGATGGACTTGTATATCGAAACCCAGAAATATACGATGCATACTAGGACGGTTTCAAACGGTAAATCTTCCCATACAGAAACATATTGGACTTGGGACACAATCGACTCAGAGTCCAAACACTGTGAAACGATCAGCTTCTGCGGCTCAGAATTTCAGCGTTCAAAAATAGATACACCAGAAAGCCATTACATTGACACAGTAGACACAGGCTACCATTTAAGGGAAGAATTCTTTGGAGTGGATTCAGTCCATACGGGTACGATTTTTACCAATATGTCAGACGGTACAATATCGGAACATTCGATTTTCTATAAAAACGAAAGTCCGAAAGAAGTGGTTAAATCTATAGAATATGGCGGATTTTGGTGGATAGTAATGTTTTGGATTTTCTGGATAATACTTACAGGCTTTGCAATTTATGGATTCTGTTACCTACAGAATAATTGGTTGGATTAAGAAAGAGGAGGCTAAATATGTTAGGAGATGCAATTGACAAACTGTCAGAATATGGAGATGAAACATACTGGAGGCGTTATGTGAAAAGTAGCGCATCAGATTTGGTGCATCTATTGAGCAAAACAAAAGAGGAAAAGAAATCAGGTAAAATTTTAGAAAGTGCTGACAGAGAAAATTTTGTTGGGTTGTTAGCAGATTTAATCATCAGTGCGGATGCGTTGTCTGTTTCATGCGGGTTGGACGATTCAGTTTCGAAAGAAATTAAAATTCGTCTGAAAAACATTTAGGAGGTCAGAACGATGATGATTGAGAAAATCGGTACGCCTGCCATGCTGGAGCAGATGGCAGAAGAAGCAGCGGAGCTGGCACAGGCGGCGCTTAAGCTGGCGCGGGTGTTAAGAGCGGAAAATCCGACGCCTGTGACACTAGAAGAGGCAAAAATGAATCTGACGGAGGAATTTACAGATGTGCAGCACTGCGCCGGAGAATTAAAACTGGAAACTGACTGGCGGCAGATTGACGCGAAAAACCGACGTTTTAAACAGCGCATGGATGAGATAGTGCTGAATAAGGAGAGAGCCCGGATTCGTGATGAAATCCTCGAGGAAGTGAAAGAGATGGGCGGTTGCGATGCATCGGATGAGTTCTCGAAAGGCTTTGATGCTGCGTGTGATGTGATCGCGGAAAAAGTTGCAGGAAGGTAGGTCATAGAATGAAAAAAATCGAAGAAATATTAAACAGCGAGCGGATTTGGGGGCACACCATCGTATTTCCGGTTCATAGCGCATGGATCAAACTTCCTGATTGTGGGACGTGCAGTGTGATATGGAGTGAAAACGAGGACGGAATGGAGCATGTATCCGTGTCTCCGAAGAAAAAGTTCAGAGTTCCCACTCGGGACGATATGTGCGTGCTGAAAGACGTCTTTTTCGAAGATGAGGAAGAAGCCTATCAGATCCATCCGAAAAAGAGTGAATATGTCAATGCTGTGGAGAACTGCCTGCATCTTTGGAAGCCGAAGGGGCATGAAATCAATGAGTTAATAAGCAAGGGGGAAGTATGAGCGAAAAATGCAATAGAGCGTGCTGGAACTGCTGGTATGACGAGTTTTGTGACTGGCATCCGGCGGGCGATGAGGATGCGTGCGAAGAATTTGTACCGGAGGAGGGCAATAGAAAATGACTGTATCGAAGGAAATAGCTGAGAAAGCAGCTCGTTATGAAAAATTAGTGAATGAGGCAAATGAACTTTTCGAGGAACTTGACGAATGGGCCAACGAAAACGGTTTTGATTACATTTACGCACATTCGTTTGGAGTTTCGAAGGAAGTGCATGGGGAAGAACAATCGGATGGTGAATGGTGTGATCAAATCATGATATATGAGGATTCTGGAAACGGCACATATTATTATCCTATTGAGGGAAGCAATATGTATATGTACGTTAAATATTCGTTTTGAGAAAGGAAGCCAGTGATGAATTTATACAGGAGGAAGAAGAGTGAAGAATTCTGAAAACAATAAAACAACCAACTTTCTGACTATACGATTATTGCAGCTTTAAAAGAGGCGTTAGAAAAGAGAATACCAGAGGAGAATGAGGTCGATGATTAACGGAGAGCTGATTGTAGACAACCGATACCGACGGCACTGGTAAAAGCAAATCTGAAAGAATTATGCGTTGCGAAGCGGCTGCCAAACTGCCGCGCGGATTGTCTGGGCGAGGATGCGGGCGGGCAGTTAAGGTTCGCGTAGGAAAATAGAGGGAGGTGACAAGACTAAAAATGCTAATAAACCGAGAATGCATCGACTGTGAAGAACCAACTAAATTTGTGGTGGGGTTCTATGATGGTCCGAAATGGAATCATGGTTGTCTGTTTGATTGTAAAAACTCGAGCTGTTCGCTCAATCAGATTTTCCGCTTAGCAGAATCTGAGAATATCCAGAAAAGTATGAAGATACAGGAAATCAATGGTAAGCATGGAATGTATGCAGAGAAAATAGCAGCATTGCGGAGAAATTCAAAAATTACAATGATGAAAATGTCGCAGATTGCTAGATGTAGTCCAGCAGAATACAGCGCATACGAGCATGAGCGGAAACCGTTTGATCCAGAAGTGTATAAAAAATGTAAAGCGTATCTGTCGAACATACTTGAAAGAGGAGATGGCGGATGAAAACATATCTAAAAGTAATCAGCACCGGTAGCCAAAACGGAAATTGCTATGCAGTATTTTCAGAGAACGAGATTCTTTTATTGGATTTTGGATGTCGTTACCAGAAAATTTTGGAAAGTATTGATTTTCGTATTTCTGATGTAGTGGGTGGCTTATTGACTCACATTCACGGAGATCATGCCAAATCCTATAAGGAAATCAATCGTTCCGGTATTCCGATATACAGCAACAAGGAGACGGCCGAACAGCTGGGGAATACAAGGATTGCGCTTGAAAAAGAGAAGTTATCGCTTGGTAAGTTTTCAGTGATTCCGTTTTATGTTCCACATGATAATACACCCAATTATGCTTACATGATAACACTTCCAAATGGAGAAAAACTGCTATATGCAACAGACTTTGGGTATTTGCCATATACGTTCAAAAAAACCAAAATCAATCATTTTTTAATTGAGTGTAATCATCTGGACATGGCACCAGATAAAACATCTGGCAAGTATAAGCATAGTATTAAAGGGCATTCTTCGTTATCAACAGTAAAGAAGATCATGCAGATTAACAAATCACCTAATCTGTCAAATGTGATTTTATGTCACTTATCAGAAAGCTGGGGAAATCCAGAAATAATGCAACATGAGATTGAAGCTGTTGTTGGAGATGAAGTGTCTGTGAAAATTGCGCATTCTGGTTTGATTTGCGAATTGTCAGAAATTCCGTTTTAAGACAGAAACATCTTGACAACCACAAATTAACACATGAGGATAAGATACATTTAAGAAAGAGAGGTAACAGAACATTGAACAAAGTAATACTGATGGGAAGATTAACAAGAGATCCGGAAGTCAGATACACTCAGGGAGAAAAGCCAATGGCAATTGCCAGTTTTTCATTGGCGATAGATCGTGCCAACAAGAATAAAGATGGCAATGAACAGACGGCTGATTTTATCAACTGCGTTGCTTTTGGAAAAAACGGAGAATTCGCAGAAAAGTATCTCCATAAAGGAACCAAAGTTATTGTCGAAGGACATATTCAGACTGGTAGCTATACCAATCGTGATGGAAAGAAAGTTTATACCACAGAGGTCTATATTGAGCGTATAGAGTTTGCAGAAAGCAAATTGTCGTCAGAGAACAACGTTCAGAACGAGCAGAGTGCACCTACGGCAACGCCAAATGATGGGTTCATGAACATTCCAGATAACGTGGAAGATGCAGGATTGCCGTTCAACTAAATCGATCAGCAAATTTTCCAGACTCATTTCGGTGGGTCTGGAAGAAAGAGGAATATATGGATTTTTTAGACTTTTTTGCCGGTATTGGAGGATTCCGAAGAGGGATGGAGTTAGCCGGTCATAAATGCGTCGGATTTTGCGAATTTGATAAATTTGCTACAGCTAGTTACACTTCTATGCATTTATTGACAGAAGAACAGAGAAAATATTTAAGCACTCTTCCATTAAATAAACGGCAAAAAGAGATTCTTAAAGAGGAGTATCGAAATGGAGAATGGTATGCAAATGACATTCGCAGAGTGTATGCCGGAGACATTCCAAAAGCAAATTGCTGGTGCTTTGGATTCCCATGTAATGACATATCAGTTGCAGGAAAACAACTCGGATTTCGAGGAAACCGTTCAAGCCTGTTTTTCAGAGTTATGCACCTTATCAGACAGCTCGAAGAAGAAAATAAACCCACTTACCTTTTCATTGAAAACGTTAAAAATCTGCTTAGTGTTAATGGTGGATGGGATTTCGCCAGACTGCTCATTGAAATGGATGAGGGGGGGTATGATGTTGAATGGCAGGTGCTTAACTCCAAAGATTTCGGAGTGCCACAGAACCGGGAAAGATGTTTCATTATCGGACATCTTAGAGGAAGAAGTAGCGCAGAAGTATTTCCTATCGAAGGAGCAGGTGGAGAAAATCGCATTTCAATAATCGGTCATAAAGATGGATACAGAAGAAATACACAAGTATTTTCATTTGATGGAATCGTAGAGACACTTGATACAGGGCAAGGAGGCGGTCGTGGACATCACGTTGCTTTACCGTGTTTCATAGATTTGTGCTACCAGGGCTCTCAAACGACTGATATTGCCCGGTGCTTGACAGCAAGATATTACAAAGGAATGGCGAATCATGCTGGGCAAGACAGTGGAATTGCGATTCCAGTATTAACACCAGATCGAGCAGAAAAACGTCAAAATGGACGTCGGTTCAAAGAGAATGGAGAACCAATGTTTACTTTAACAGCGCAGGATCGGCATGGTGTAGGAATTGGCATTGGAAATCCGATAGAGAAAGATTCTGATGGAATTTTCATCAAAATATCCGAAGAATTGACAGTTTATGCAGTATGGTATGAGAAATACCAATGCTATATTGCCATTCGAAAATTGACGCCAAAAGAATGCTTTAGACTTCAAGGATGGACGGATGATTATTTCGAAAAAGCACAATTTGTGAATTCTGATAGTCAGCTTTATAAGCAGGCTGGAAATGGTGTGACCGTTTCTGTTATCCAAGCGATCGCAGAAAAATTGAAAGAAGGGGATGGTAAAGTTGATAAACAGAGAGAAATACAGAGAACAGATCATAAACACTTCTTTACACCAATTTGATTTTGGAATAAACAACGAAACTGGTCGTTTGTTTGATTGCAGCGAAACGCAGGACTGTGAACATTGTCAATTTAATGCTGCTGATTATTGTTCAGAGTCGAGAAAAGTATGGTTGGGATTGGAATCAGATTCTGATACATCAGATATGGATTGGAATTCAATTCCAATAGATACATTAATTCACATCACAAACAAAGATGGCTTTACAATAGCAAGACATTTTGCGGGTCTGATCGGTGGAAAAGTAACATATTTTGCCGATAGAAGAAATTCGTCCGATTTCAAGGCAATCTATCCAGTGGAAGAGTCTGAAACAGTCAAACTGGAACCAGATAAAGGGATGTAAAGAAAAGGTAATTTAAGTGATGAATAAACCAAATTATAAGCAGATTTACGCCATGAAGGGTAAGCGCGAAAAGCAGATAAAGGTTATCTGCCCCGGCATTCCATACAAAAGTGGAATCTATGTTTTTTATCGCATAGATGAAGCAGGAATCCGGAGAGCCTATTGCGGGCAGGCGGTTTCATTATGCGAACGTTGCGCTTCACATCTTGCGGAGTATGATCATATCGCATTGAGCTTGAAGAAACATGGCTTTCGCAGCACAGAGAATCCGTATGGATGGGCATTGAAATTCAAGGTTTATCCTAAAAACAAACTTGACGAAGAAGAAGTGTCAACTATTAAAGCACTTGCTGATGCAGGCTATCAGATGTACAACGTCACAGCCGGATCTCAAGGAGTTGGAAAGCAGGTAGTAGGGCAGTACAAGTCGCCCAAGAACTATCATCAAGGCATCCAGCAGGGGAAGAAATCTCTTGCCAAGGAACTTTCTGGAATCGCAGAAAAACATCTTGTTATCGGCTTGAAACCAGAAAAGCAGGGGAACAAGGTTTCAGAACGGCAGCTTGAAAAATTTATGAATTTGATTAATGAAGACAATTATTTGACAGGAAAGGAATAACGAATGCCCGGTAAACCGGGTTGGTGAGTAGTGAACGGCGGTGACGCACCGAAAAATTTCAACACCGTGGCCATAAGGCTTTCGCCGGAAACCGCGTAGGTCGTATAAGGGCAAACGAATGGTGATCCACGATACAGCATTTGTAGCGTGGTGTTATGACAAAAAAAGTGTGTTGGGTTTCGGCAGGAATAAGCAGTTTTATGGCAGGATATCTTGCAGGTGATGTAGATGAGTGGATCTACATAGACATTAAAGATCAGCACCCAGATAGTTTAAGATTCATTAAAGATTGTGAATCAGCCATTGGGAAACCAATTCAAGTGTTGCGTTCCAATGAATACACTTGCGTGGATGATTGTGTGAGAGCATTTGGAGGATTCAGAAATCCAGGAAATGGATTTGCACCGTGTACCAATTGGCTGAAGAAGCGTGTCAGAAAGGAGTGGGAAAATAGAAACAAGGATTATGAACTGATTTATGTATGGGGGGTCGATTTTAAAGAAAAATCAAGAGCGGAACGCACGGTTGAATCGAATCCGCAGGCTAGACATGAATTTCCGCTTATAGATAGGAATCTGTCAAAAGAAGAAGTTCATGGACTATTCGAGAGAACATTCCCATTCAAACGCCCTTTTATGTATGAATTGGGATATCCGAACAACAACTGCCTCGGCTGCACGAAAGGAGGCATGGGATATTGGAATAAGATCAGAAAAGATTTTCCAGATGTTTTCAAAAGTAGATCCGAATTAGAATGATTGGTCGGACATTCTATTTTGAAAGACAGTAAGGGATCTCCTATTTACTTGGATGAACTGGATCCAAACAGAGGAAACATGAATACAGAAGTTTTCCCAGAATGTGGGATTATGTGCTATTTGAACTCATAAAACACTTGACAGCCACAAATTTACACATGAAGATATAA